GCCCCTTAGGGCTCCCCCAGTGCTTTTGCGCTGGCGAGAAATCGCTTCCTAGTCTAGAGCTGGTGAGCAATGCAGTGCACCACTCATCACCTCGTCCGCCTAGTCAGCGGCACAACCACACGGAGACCACAATGGGTGTCGTAAAGCAGAGTCGCGATCTCGGTACCGCATATCCGATTTATTGGATGTGGGGTGGCGGGTATCCGACAAACCTTTACGCCTACGGCTTTCAGCCAACTCAGGAAACTGAGTCTTATCGAACGGAATCTTCCGATTCGGTGGCTGATGATGAGAGCCTTCTCGCTTTTGATAAGCGAGGAGAGCACGATAACGGAAACGAGTTCTTCACTACGAAGACCTCGGTCCGCTACTCGCATCCTTACAAGATCCTCTACGGAGGAGCTTGGGACGGAACGAGTGGTAGTGCTCAGTCCACTTTTCGTGGGCCTCTCATCCCCTTCGTCAGGTCCGACAGAATTTCTGTCGATTCAGCTCCTAGGCTCACGAATAGTGAGTTGGTGCTGTATGGGACTCGGGCTATTAACGCCACGATCCCAACCCAGCCGAAGGCCGGTCTCGCTCAATTCCTTGGCGAACTTCGCGAAGGATTGCCACGTCTCGTGGGCAGCGACCTGTTCCGTTCTAGGGCGAAGGATGCCCGATCCCTTGGATCGGAGTATCTTAACGTCCAGTTCGGCTGGTTGCCCCTCGTTTCTGACGTGCGGAAGACTGCACAAGCTGTGTTGGATCACTCCAACATACTTAAGCAGCTTCAGCGTGACTCGGGAAAAGTCGTACGGAGAAGGTTCTACTTTCCCGACGAAGTGACATCCTCCTTCTTGGAGGATGTTCGCAACGACGGGTACGGGAACCTTCTCGGTCCTGACGGTTCCATGGGAATCGGACACTATGTGCCCGGCATGGAACGTCAGCCCATCTCTCAAGAGATCACCATTGTCAAGAAGACATGGTTCTCTGGAGCGTACCAGTATTACCTTCCTGAGGATGATACCTTGGCTGGTAAGCTGGCACTCTTCGAGGCGAAGGCTAATCACCTTCTTGGCACGCGTCTAACGCCTGCCACCCTCTGGGAGCTCGCCCCTTGGTCATGGTTGGCGGATTGGATAGGAACAGTCGGCGTCTCTCTCGAGAATGCCGAACTCCTGTCTTCCGACAACCTGGTCCTCCGGTATGGGTATCTGATGCGTCAGACGACGTTTCAGAAGACCCTCCGGATCGCAGATCCCGGTCACATCGACCGGAGCATCAGAGACGTCTCTGTGACCCTTCGTAGGGTTACGAAAGAGAGGCGTCGCGCGACCCCGTATGGTTTTGGTCTAGACACTTCCGCGTTTAATGCGCGGCAGTGGGCCATCCTCGGGGCACTTGGTATGACCAAGGCCCCACGTACGCTTCGCTGACAGCGAGCGTAGTCCTGACTGTGCCACTACAGTCTTCAACCAGAAGTCGAAGGATGCTGCAATGGCTTACGCCGATCCCCAGTCCGTTACCATCTCCGGTTCTGCTACGAGTCTTCCTCGTACGAGCAGCGGTGTCGATTCGGGGGCCTTCCAGGCTCCCGACGGCACCATCGCTGTTCGCGTGTCTCACCAGTACGGTAAGCGCACGCGTCGTACGGCTCGACTCGAGCACTCGAAGATTGCCACTGATCCGCTTACTGCGGCGAACACCAAGTACTCCATGACGGCATACGTCGTTCTCGACGTCCCGCCTGTGGGGTACACGGTGGCGGAGGCCCAGGCCGTTGGCCTGGCCCTCACCAAGTGGCTCTCGGACACCAGCGGCGCCAACCTGGCGAAGCTGCTGGGTGGTGAGAACTAAGTGGTCTCTTACGACGCGTTGACTCTCGTCATCGTCGTCGTCGGATTCACTTGGGCTCTCATCTACTCAACCCGATCCCCTAAGAAGGGGCGTCGGGCATCGGAGTAAGTCAGAGCTGAGGATCCTCCACCTCTCCATCAGGAAAGGGAAGGATGAAAAGCCTGACCGCATTCTCGCAACATGTCCTCCATGATTTGGGGGACAGGTGTCGCATCAGCACTGTTCGTGACTTTAAAACAGTCACGGATAGAGTCGAACACGAGGGAGTTTCGTTTCTGACGATATCCCTCCCGGCCTTCTCTAAGGACTTTGTTTCGTCCTTGGATTCTGGCCGTGTTGCTCCTACCGCGTTCGCTGGTTTCCAGCGCCGCGGTGGTCTCCCCCGATTTCTCGGAGGTTTCCTTGAGCAGGTGTTCGATCGCACCACTGGGGTGCTGCTCGAATCTCCGAGCATCGAAGCAATTCGTGCCGTATATGGATTCACATCCATGTTCGGCAAGATGCTTCTGCCTTGTGCTCCGCATAGAGTGGAAGCAGCGATGCTCGGTTTTCTCGAGTGTGAGAATGAAGTTCGACAAGCTCAGGATGCACTCTCGCCCATGGATTTGGACGAGCTCTCTTCTGCAGCTCTGGTGATCTTCGGAGACCTGTTCACGCGCATAGACCAGAAAGTCTATGATGGTGAGCTAATCCCCAAGCACGGGCCGGGTGCCACTGCGGATCGGTTGACGGCTAACGCCAAATACCGGTCCAACAAGTGGACTTACCGACTCGAAGAGTACTTCCCAGCTGGGGAGTTCCTCTTCCCGAATTGGAGCTGGCATGACCAGCTCCAGTCTGTCGACTTCATCGAACCTGGAGCGGAGCCGCCCGTGAGGGTGACTCCTGTTCCTAAGACGCTCAAGACACCGCGGATCATTGCGATTGAGCCGAGCTGGATGCAATACTGCCAGCAAGCTCTACTCGAAGTGATCACCGATGGAATTGAGAGGGATAACCTCCTCTCCTCCATACTCGGATACCTTGACCAGAACCCAAACAGGGAATTGGCCCGCAAGGGCTCCCTCGATGGATCTCTGGCCACGCTCGATTTGAGCGAGGCATCCGACCGTGTCTCGAACCTCGTTGTCGGGACAATGCTTCGTCACCACCCCCACTTGCTTGGGGCGGTACAAGCTTGTCGTAGTACGACAGCGAGTGTGACTGGCCTGGGAATCATTCCCCTGGCCAAGTTCGCGTCTATGGGTTCAGCTTTGTGCTTCCCTATGGAGGCGATGGTCTTTACGACTCTCGTCTTCATGGGGATTGCGCGGAAGCTCAACACCCGAGTGACCCCCTCCCTCGTTAGAAGGATGAGGGGTAGTGTGCGCGTCTACGGGGACGATATTATCGTTCCTGTGGACATGATGCGCAGTGTGACAGAGACACTTGAGGCCTTTGGGCTAAAAGTGAACTCTCGCAAGTCGTTTGGAACCGGCCGGTTCCGCGAGTCTTGCGGTGGAGACTACTATGGCGGGCATTGGATCACTCCAGTGCGCGTTCGTAGAGAGTTCCCCACGTCACACAAGCAAGCAGACCGCATCGTTTCCCTGATCTCTCTTCGTAATCAGCTGTTCGCAGCTGGCTATGAGAGGGCCGTGGACTACCTCGATCAGGTAGCCCGATCACACCTCAAGTTCTACCCTGAGGTGCCTGTCGGGAGTGATGTGCTTGGGCGTTGGACGTACGAGCCAGTAATGGCTCAACGTCTTCACCCGGCACTGCATAAGCCCATGGTTAAGGCTCATGCCGTGACGAGTGAGCTCCCACCGGACAGATTGTCCGGCAAGGGCGCGCTCATGAAGTTCTTCCTTAAGCGCGGTGACTTGCCAGTCACCGACAGGAAGCACTTGCTGCGTGCTGGACGTCCTGAGTCCGTCGACATCAAGACCAGGTGGGTCTCCATCTAATAAGATGGAGAAGGGGTCCATGGACCCTTGCTGGGACTAA